TGCCCTTTCTACTGGTTCTTTAAGCCTCCAAATGTATGCCGTCAACTACAATGTCCTTCGTATCATGAGTGGTATGGGTGGTTTGGCTTATTCTAACTAGAGTTATGAACTAGTCATTGTTCGGATATACATAATTTATATTATTTCATGTTTTCTTATTTCTATTTTATCTATTTATTTAAAATTTTCGATAATAATAAAATATTTATATTTTTAATAAATATCAAGTAATATAAAATTATATTATTTTATTGTAATTTCACACATATATAAATACTTTTTTCTATATTTTTTCTATATTTTTTCTATATTTTTTCTATATTTTTTCTATTTTGTTCAAATATCCAAGAATAATTATATTTGTATAAATTAATAAATCATCTAAATACTTTTCAACTACCTTATATATTATATAATCATCTAAAATGGGAGGAGGACTTATGCAACTTGTAGCTTATGGTGCCCAGGATATCTATCTTACTGGCAACCCCCAGATCACCTTTTTTAAGGTCGTCTACCGTCGTCACACTAACTTCGCTGTTGAATCTATTGAACAGACCTTCAACGGACAGGCTGACTTCGGCAAGCGTGTTACTGCTACCATTTCTCGTAATGGTGATTTGATCCAACAGATGTATTTAGATTTAGTTCTTCCTAATGTCACTGGTACTTCTGATAATTCCCCCTATTGGACTTATGGTGTTGGGAATGCGCTTATTAAACAAGCCGAAATTGAAATCGGTGGTCAACTCATTGATCGTCATTATGGTGAATGGATGGATATCTGGACCGAACTTACTGTTCCCGAAGGTAAGCGTATTGGTTATGATGAAATGGTAGGCAACTGGAGTTCTGATTATAATAATCAATTTACGGGTGTTTATGCAAATGAGAAAACATATAAACTATATGTTCCTCTTCAATTTTGGTTCAATCGCAACCCTGGACTTGCTCTCCCTTTGATTGCTCTTCAATACCATGAAGTTAAACTTAATCTTGAATTGCGCACACTAGCTGATCTTCTTACCAGTAATGGCGATGGTGATGTATATACTGGAACTCCTGTTGGTAATCTTGAATGCAAGCTTTACGTTGATTATATTTATCTTGATACTGATGAACGTCGTCGTTTTGCTCAAGTCAGCCACGAATATTTGATTGAGCAAGTTCAATTTACTGGTGATGAATCTATTAATGCGAGACCTGGTGCTAAAAATGTTACCCTTAACTTCAACCACCCTGTCAAGGAACTTATCTGGGTTCATATTACCGCAAATCACGCATCTACTGGAGGTGGTTATGGTAGCAGATGGTTAGATTTTGCTCCCTATGGTGCTGGTTATAAACCAAATATGGATACATTTGGCTCTGCTAAACTTCAACTTAACGGTCATGACCGCTTTACTGTCCGTGATGCTGATTATTTCCGTAAGGTCCAAAACTATGAACACCATACCCGTGTTCCTCGTACCCCAACTGTTAGTTCATATTATGAAGGTGAAGATAACTATACTTCTCAACAACAATATATCTATACTTATTCCTTTGCTCTCTCTCCTGAAGAACACCAACCTAGCGGAACTTGCAACTTTTCCCGTATTGATAATGCCATTCTTCAATTGAACTATGTAGATCGTAATGGTTATGATACTAGTAATAACTATCCTATGAATCTTAAGGTCTTTGCCGTCAATTACAACGTTCTTCGTATCATGAGTGGTATGGGTGGTTTGGCTTATTCTAACTAGAGATATTATGATATAATCGTTGTTAGTATATTCATAATATTTTTTCTATTCATAATTTATATTATTTCATATTTTCATATTTTCATATTTTCGTTTTTGTTTAAAATTTTCGATAATTATAAATAATTTATATTTTCAATAAATATTAAATAATATTAAGTAATATTAAGTAATGTATAATATTATTATTCTAATGTAATTTCACAAATATAATTCTTTTTTTTTATATTTTTTTATATAATATGTTTTATTTTGTTCAAATATTCAAGAATAATTATATTTGTATAAATTAATAAATCATCTAATCAACTCTTTTACTTTTCAACTACCTTATATATTATATAATCATCTAAAATGGGAGGAGGACTTATGCAACTTGTAGCTTATGGTGCCCAAGATATCTATCTTACTGGCAACCCCCAGATCACCTTTTTCAAGGTCGTCTACCGTCGTCACACTAACTTCGCCGTTGAATCTATTGAACAGACCTTCAACGGACAGGCTGACTTCGGAAAGCGTGTTACTGCTACCATTTCTCGTAATGGTGATTTAATCCAACAGATGTATTTGGAAGTTATTACCCCTGTTATGGGTACTAATAATCAAACTTGGACTTATGGTTTTGGTAATGCCCTTATCAAACAAGCCGAAATTGAAATCGGTGGTCAACTCATTGATCGTCAATATGGTGACTGGATGAATATCTGGACCGAACTTACAGTTCCTGCTGGCAAACGTGATGGTTATGATAATATGGTTGGTAATAAAGCAGGATGGATCGCACAAAAAGGTCTTGTTGATGCTGAGGAAGCTCAGCGTTTTTATGTTCCTCTTCAATTCTGGTTTAACCGCAACCCTGGGCTTGCTCTTCCCTTGATTGCTCTTCAATACCATGAAGTTAAACTTAATCTTGAAATTCGCCCTGCTGCTGAATTACTTAATAGTTCTACTTCTACCGTAACTAATGGTCTTCTTTGTAAACTTTATGTTGATTATATTTATCTTGATACCGATGAACGTCGTCGTTTCGCTCAAGTCTCTCACGAATATTTGATTGAACAAGTCCAATTTACTGGTTCTGAATCTATTGCTACTGCTTCTCCTACTAAAAATATTACCCTTAACTTCAATCACCCTGTTAAGGAACTCGTCTGGGTCCATTTGCGTACTGATTTTGCAACTGTTGACCCTGTAGATGGTAATAGATGGTTCAATTATTCTGGTAAAACACTTGATAATGAATCAGGAGGTTGTGATTCTTTCACAACTGCTCTCCTTCAACTTAACGGACATGATCGTTTCTCTGTTCGTGGAGCTGATTATTTCCGCAAGGTCCAGAACTATGAACACCATACTCGTGTTCCCCGTGTTCGTAATGATTTATGGCAGGATGGAGACAAGAATTTCCGTCAATATATCTATTCCTACTCTTTTGCTCTCTCCCCCGAAGAGCATCAACCCAGCGGAACTTGCAACTTTTCCCGTATTGATAATGCTATTCTTCAACTTACTTATGGTAAAGATGCTCTTGCTCTAGTTGGTGGTTCCAATGCTCAAACTCAAGCAATGAACCTCAATATCTATGCCGTCAACTACAACGTTCTTCGTATCATGAGTGGTATGGGTGGTTTGGCTTATTCTAACTAGAGAGGTAAGTATTATGATCTTCATATTCATAATATCTACATAATTAAAAAATTATTTATTTTTCAATCATTTTTACATTTCATAGTTTATATTTCATAAATAGTAGTTTTATTAATTTTTTAATCTTAATAGTAAATAGTAAATACAAGAAAAAGTAAAATATATTACATATTACATATTACATAATACAAATACAAATACAAAAAATGCCAGAAGGTTCCCTATTAAAAGATTTATATGTAGCTTTCCTCAAGGATAATTGGAAACTATATATTCTCTATCTAGTAACATTAATTTCCCTCCCTCTACAGAGTATAGCAATGCCCCACTATTATGGTGAGGTTATAAATAGTTTAAAAGATAAAAATTTAGTAAGGGCTAAATATTTATTTGGTGTATTGCTAGGTATTTGGGTATTGATTCAGGCATTTAGCATAGGTATTTCATATGTAGATAACTACATTTGGCCCAAGTTCCACGCCTACATAAGACAATTCTTTTTTGATCTTATAGTGGATCGTTATAATCAAAATTATCAAGAACTGGAAATCGGTTCTATCCTTACTAAGCTAATTAAATTGCCCTGGATTCTAGATGATGTATCCAATCAAATACAACGTTTTCTACTTACAAATAGTATTCTCATTATATCCAATTTTGTATATCTCTATAGAAATCATTATACCCTAGCATTCATGTATTTGGGCTGTATTGCAGTAGTATTTATTATGTCCCGGCTCTATTTCAATACATGTAATGCAAATATTAAGAAGGTAGAACAAAATTATGACAACTGTCACGAGGAGATTGAAGACACCCTGCAAAATTTACTATCTATCTATACCAGTAAGAAAATTCCTGATGAAAAGAAGAGGATTGACGATATTAATGAGAAAACTCGCAAGGAACAATATACTGCCGGTATATGTAATCGCAAATTCCGCATCTATTTCTCGATTATCAATGTATTTCTCTTTCTGGGGCTAAATTATATGGCATTCAATCTATTTACTAAAGGCAAAATCCCAGTTGCCAATTTGGTCAGTATTTTCATCTTGAACTATACTATTCTAGGATCCCTAATATCTTTGTATGATTCGGCAAAAGATTTTATGAACGTTAAGAGTCATGTGGAACTCATCCAGACATTTATTGACGACCTACCTAATACAGATACCAGCATGCAGAATAAGAAA